GTTCATCTAGGTACAGTTGGCGATGATTCATTAGCATCTTCTCGATTGGAGTCTTTCAATATGCAGGTAATGCAGAGGTTTTGTCGTATGATTAATTTAGATTACACGGATGGTAATAAGAATGAATGTGTACCTAAATTTATATCAGACGAGCCTTCTTTGTGTCAGAGACAGTGGAGATGGTGCGAAGAGATTGGTGATTACTTATCGCCTATCAAACTACCATCTCTATATAAATCATTGCACTGGCAGAACACCAGTGATCTCGATCCGATGACTGCCTTTCTACAAAACCTTGAATCTGCTATGAAAGAGTTTGCAAGACATGAGCCTGATGTTTTCAAGTTTCACCAAAGCACGATAAGGAGAGTATTGGAGGAGAATGATGTGTATCACCTTGCTAGTCATTTCATTGATATTAGTCAGGAAGAACACATCAAGCAATTTAAGTTACGTCATTTTGACAAAGAACAATTCGATGATGAATCGGATAGTGAGGATGACGGACTGATTTTAGGTCTAGATACACCTTCGGATGATTAATTCCCGTAAAACATTTCTAGTATATGTATTGGTTACCGTATATTAATTTGATAAGTTGTATATATAGGCTTGCATGTATTTGTATTTATCTTTACTGTGAGAGTTGATCGCTCGAAACAGTTGTATTTATTATTAGATCAATCCTTTTAGTGTAAATAAAGTAAATAGTGAGAGTAAAGAAGTAATGTCTTTTGACGATAACATTGCTAGTTGGGAGGTCTCACTTAAAACAACCTCCGAAAATACTATGACTCAAGGAACAACTTCGGATACTAATGACGGTTTTCTATTACGACCAGTCAAGATTTGTGAATTTGAATGGAATGTTAATCGTGCTTTTCATGAATCTTTTAATCCGTGGCAATTGTTTTTCGAAGATCCTCGAGTTATTAATCGTCTAGCTCATTTTCGCAATATGAGATCAAAATTGCGTTTAAAGTTTGTGCTAAATGGAAATGCTTTTTATTATGGTCGCTTGATGGCATTTTATACACCATTGCACGAACTTGACCAGACGTCTATATCAAGACCCGGTGTGTTGCAGGATTTCGTTGAAGCTTCTCAGAAGTTACATGGACTTTTGAATCCGACCACTAATCAGGGATGTGAAATAGTTTTACCTTTCTTATTTCCTAAGAATTTTGTAAGTATTAAGGACAAAGAATGGTCGCAGTTAGGAATGATTACTTTAACTGCTTTAAATGCATTACAACATACGAATGGTGGATTGGATCCGGTATCCGTTAATGTATTTGCATACCCTGAAGAACTTGAGTACAATGTTCCAACGAATTACGTTCCAGAAATGGAACCCCAAGCTACGATCGATGAGTATTCGGGTCCCTTTTCAGCTCCTGCTCATTCTATTGCCAATATTAGTGGTAAACTATCAACAGCGCCTATTATTGGACCATATGCCAGAGCTACGCAGATGATTTCTAGCGGAGTTGCAGAATTGGCCCGATTATTCGGTTTTTCAGCACCTACTGTTAGTGAATCTTGTAAGGCTGTTGTTAGATATGTACCGAACTTAGCAACAACTAACGAGGGAGTTATGGCTTCTAAGTTAACTTTAGATCATAAGCAGGAGGTTACCGTTGATCCGAGAGTGACGGGTGCTCCTCCTGAGGATGAAATGGCTTTGGTACCTTTAGCAATGCGAGAATCGTATGTTGATAGGTTTCGATGGTATACGGCTGATGCTCCTGAGACCTTGTTGTTTAATGTTCAAGTGACTCCGGCCATGTATGACACGTATGAATCAGAGTATCACATGACTCCCTCGTGCTGGGTTTCTAATTTGTTTAATTATTGGACTGGCTCCATGGAATTCCGATTTCAAGTGGTTGCATCAGCGTATCATAAGGGTAGGATAAGGATAGTGTGGGATCCCATAGCGTCCTTGAACAATCCTAATAGTTATAACACAAACTATAATGAGATCGTTGATATTTCTGAGGTTACTGATTTTACAGTTCGCGTTGGTTGGGGTCAGCCTACAAACTATCTTAAGTTTTCTGGTGGTAATTTTGGAAGTGGCACTTCACCTACGGGGATTGTGCCATATGGACCCGATGATAGCGTAAATGGCGTTTTGTCTGTATACGTTGTTAATACACTTACTACACCGGCTAATTTAGATTCTCCAATAGAAGTGAACGTGTATACCAAGATGTGCGATGACTTCGAAGTTGCCGTTCCAGGTGGTGATAGAGTCAAGAATTATGATCTGGTATCAGGCAGCATTCAAGATGATTTGCCTGGAGGTTTGACTTCACATAAGTTAACGATGTTTCCAGCTGCTATATCTCATCGCGATGATACTGATCAAGAATATCCACAACAATCTATTGTCAATAATTACGGACAGCAGCAACTTTTGCGGGATGGTAATACTACCTTGCATGTTTTCTATTATCGACAGTTAGGCGAGGATGCTTTAGATCCTATAACTTTTACGTTCAATAATCCAACTTCTACTGAAGGTACATTGGCTTTATACTACAATGGTAATGCTACCGCAGATGATTTTGCTGTCTTGCCAGGTCAGATTGGTGGTAGTGCATCATTGACTTATAATGTTGACCCGACTACTTTGAATCCTGGAGTAAATTATCTCAAGTTTACCATTGACAATAGCGGCATTTCGTCTCGGGTATATTTACAGCAGATATTAACTCGAAAGCCCGTAGATTGGTCTATAGTTACAGCTTGGGGTGATGCTGCTGGTTACTTTGAGAATCAGTTTCTTGGCCCTGGGAATTTCGGCACCGTTGATATGTCTGGTGGTTATTTTGCGGGTACTAGCTCTATTGACGGATGGAGCTTGCGTTCGCCTTTCAATGCAGCACCTGGTACGTTGGTTAATTTAAGTGTACGTAATGGTAATCTCATTCATCCAGTGTCTATAACTGGCAATACCAAACCTTTGGGAGAAGGAAGGTACTTGTCGATGCCAGCGGATGATCCGAGTTACAAATTTGAGACAAGTATTAACGATGAGAATACTGAAGTTTTGTCCATCAGTTTTCTTCGCGATGATACTATTGTACCACAGGCATTAATTGAACCTCAGGCTGATATAGAACCTGAACCCGCACCAGACGTGGCTCCAACTGTCTCCATGGAGCCCCCAGATTCCGTTATGGCTCCACCGTGTGTTAGTGGGCCTACCAACACTGTTTATTTTGGAGAACAGTGTTCATCTTGGAGACAGCTTCTCAAAAGAGATAATCGATATTTACGCGAGATAATATCTGCTTCGAAATCGCGATCATTCTCTATGTATCCTTCTTCATCTAGTCTAGGGGGTACTTTATATTTTAATCTACACGACTACATCGCACGTGCTTATCTGTCTAAGAGAGGAGGATACAGATGGCGTGCATTGCGTAGTGGTGGGTTGGATAGAGGAGCTCAAGTTATATTTCAACGTACTATGACTAGAAACGCTAATGGGTCAGAGGCTACATATGTAGATAAATCTATAGACGGGGAGTGTTATTCCAGCTTTGGTCTGGAAGGAGACATGCTCGTTGATTTACCATATTATTCTCATTTGAGATTCGTTCCATCTCGAACTACTGCCCTTAACGGAGATCTGGTCGATATTGGCCAGTTTATAGCTACGTTTTACCCCATAGAATCAACATCATTTATGTTGTATTCATCGGCAGCTGAGGATTTTTCTCTCAGCAATTTTGTTTGTACTCCGGTTGTCACACCGGGGTAACAACGCAGAGTAGGACTGCCGGCC